AACAGAAGGTTCTTATATCTCTTACTGGATCGTTGCCACTAACGATATGCTTAACCCGATTAAGTCTATCATGGGTAGAGTCCAACATTCTAGCGTTGAGGTTGCCTACGGTGAAGAGTTCACTTCTCTTGGTCTGCCGTTTGAAGAAATGGCTCCATTGTGGCACGTAGTTGTTAATACATCTTCTGGATATGCAAACGTATACAAGATTACTATCGCTGGTGTCCGTGTATGTTTGTCTAACAAGTCTCGTAGCGATCTAGGTTTCACTCCAGTCAACCACAGCGGTTTAATGGGTCTCGCTAACGACGACCACAAACAGTACGTCCACACTAGCATTGCCAGAACAATTTCGGCTGACCACACATTCAGTGGTAGAATTAACTTCAGTGGCACATACGCTGTTAAGTTACCTGTTGGTAATAGCTCTGAAAGACCTGGAACTGTTGCAGGTACTACTGCACAACTTGGTCAGATGCGTTATAACACAACCATCAATGACTATGAAAAGTGGAACGGTACTTCATGGGATACATTCGGTGCAATGTCTAACGCATACTTCTACAACGACTCTTCAATCAACGTAGACCTAACTATTCCTACAGGTAAGAATGCTATGACGGCTGGACCAGTTACCATAAATAATGGTAAGGTTGTCACTATTCCAGATGGATCTACTTGGACAATCGTTTAAAGGTTAATACAATATGAGTACAGTTAAAGCTGCTGGGTGGAAAGACCTTAGTGGTAGAACTATCCAAACGCCAGCACAAGTTGTGTCTGCTCAAAAAACAGACCCATGGTATTGTTCATCAACAGTATGGACTAACATCCCTGGTCTTTCTGTTACAATCAAACCATTTAACTCACGAAGCGTTGTGTTGGTTCTTGTCAGCGTTCAGTTATGTGGCTATGAGCACGGTGGTATCAGACTGGTTAGAAATGATGTGCCTATTGGTTCTGGTGACGCCAGAGGCTCTTTACGCACACCCGCATTCGACTGGAATTATGGAACATCTTCATATGACACCGCAGGATACCCTCACAGACAAAAGGGTGGTCATTGGTTAGATTCGCCAGCAACCACTTCTGAGTGTGTTTACACTGTGCAATATTCTAACCCACATTCTTCAAGCTACTACGCTGGTGTTAACTATAACGCATATAACAACACAGACATTTCTTGGAATGCTAGAGGCGTTTCAGCGATTCACGCAATTGAAATTCAACAGTGAGATAAATCATGAGCATTCTTAAAGCAAACCAGTGGAGAGATTTGAACGACAACGTTATGACGCCATTCGTTCAAGCAGTCACTGCGCAAAAAACAGATACATTCTACACTAACTCTACTGCATGGGTTGATGTGACAGGATTATCAGTAACAATTACCCCAACAAAAGCCACTAGCAGAATCATGTTGTATTTACATGTTTCTATGTCTACGTATGGTCACGGTGGTATTCGAATGTTAAGAAACGGTAGCGTAATCGCTGCTGGCGATTCACACGGCTCTGCATTCAACTTAGTCACATTCTGGTATTACGGTACAACAAGTAGAAATACTACTGGTTATGATAGCGAGGCTAAAGTTCAAACTTGGGTGGATTCTCCAAACACAACTTCTGCTGTGACATATAAACTACAGTATGCTAACCCATACTCGTCTAGCTATTATGTTGGAGTTAACTATAATGGATATGATAACGCTGACGGTAGTTGGAACTATTCGAATGTTTCTTCTATCACTGCAGTGGAGGTTTTATGACATCACTATCAATCGCTGAATGGCGCGACCTTAACAATAACAAGATTAAATCTGCAGCACAAGTTGTGACTGCAGTTAAAACGAACACTTGGTCGAGTAACTCAACAGCATGGGTGGACATTCCTGATCTTGGTCCAACGATAACACCTTACTACAGCACAAGTAAGATTTTGGTGATTATCAAGTTGTCTATTACGCCAAGCACTCCAATGCATGGTATGGTTCGTTTAACTAGAAACGGTACTGTTATTGCAGCTGGCGATCAACGAGGAACACGAACATCTTGTCTATTTGCCTTGTATGGGACAACATCATACAATACTTGCGGATACGAACCAAGATTTAAAGGCGCTTTCTGGTTGGATTCACCAGCAACCACTTCTGCAGTCACATATAAATTACAATACGCTAACCCATGGTCATCTAGCTATGGCGCTGGCGTCAACTACAACGCTTACACAGATTCTGATAGTGCGTGGAATTATAACACGTCATCGTCAATAACATTAATGGAGATTATGCAATGAGAGCCGCAAAAGCTATTTTGAAACTACGCCCTAACGCCGAATTTAGTTTGGATGGAGCAGAGATTGTTTGGGCAACTGACTCGCAGGGAGTTACGTTGCCAACGAACGTTACATGGCACACAGAAGTTGCGCCATTAACCAAAGAAGAATATGACGCAATCCTACCAGAGGTTATTGCTGAAGAACCTAAACCATATCAGTTTGAGCGCATGGGTGCTTATCCTCCGCTAACTATGTTGGCTGATGCTATCTACTGGCAGTCTCAAGGCGACAACACTAAGATGGAAGCATACCTAGCAGCTGTTGAAGCAGTTAAAACACAATTCCCAAAAGAGTAATAGTCAATGACTTCATATGCTAAGATTGATAAGTGGAGAGCAGCCAATGGCACTGCGTACAACAACGTTGTACAAGTAGTTCAATCTGTTCTAACACAAGGTGATTCCACTGCTTCTTTCAGCGGTGGACAACCTGCAATTGATTACAACGTTAACCAATACTCATACGCATATGGATTCACAAACGCCACTACATATGAGACTATGTCTGGTGCACTTTCCCCTAACGGATGGTGGGTTGTTCCAGACTTCTGTGCGAAGATCACTCCGAAGTATGCCTCTAGTAAAATCCTAGTTATGTTGGATTTAATTTACGGCGCTTCGTATTGGGAGGCGCAAGGTAGAATTATGCGTAACGGCGTAGCAATCGGTTTAGGTAAAAACCGTGGTGATAGACAACCAGTTACATTTGCGGATAACAACTACGAATACGCACCATCAGCACAGTACTCTCAGTACTCTACATACAAGGCATCTGTTCTAATAATGGATGATCCGTTTGGCTATGAATCTGGTAGTGGTACTGATGCAACGATTACTAGTGGACCAGTCCCATTCGGCACAACACTAACATACTATGTTGAGTTGAACTCCCATTCTGGTAGCACATTATCTATTAACAGACCTCAATATAATAACAACGATAGTTCATACTATGCTGAACCTATCTCTACATTAACACTTATGGAAGTGACTGCGTAATGTCAACCGTAAAATTCGACAAATGGTTAAACGGAGACGGCACTCCAAGACAAACTGTTATGCAAGTAGTGCAGACAGTTAAGACTGATACGTTTGCTGGTAGTAGTTCTGATGCTTGGATCGACACAGCATTCTCTGCCACTCTAACACCTAAAGACGCCAACAGTAGAATCCTTATTCAGATGACTTTGATGGCAGCTTCTTCTTATTGGGAATTGGCTGGTAAATTTCAGAGACAAATTGGCGCAGGTTCATGGGTAGACGTTGGTACAGGTAACCGAGGATCTCAAACAAACGCCAACCAAACTGCTGGCTTTACACATTCTCACTACATGAACAGCTACTACAGTTTCTGGTATCCTTGTTCATATACGTTTTTGGACACCCCTAAGACTACATCCGCTGTGACATATAAGCTATTCCTACAACCGTATAGCACTAACACAGTCTACATAAATAGAACAAAGGACGATAACAACGCTGCTGATTATCATGGATGTCCTATTTCTACAATCACGTTGATGGAGATTTCTGGATAATGTCTTCAGAATTAAATTTTGATAACTGGCAAAACACTGCAGGTACAGTGCAGAATACCATCATCCAAGTTAAGAACACAGTCAAACGTGACATTTGGAGCGGTGGTGGTAATGGAACCGCTTGGTATAGCA